ATTGCACGGAAGATTCTACGGTCATAGTTCTCAGCTAGAGCATAACCAATCTTCTTAGATATTTCTCCTCTCAAATCATAATGAGAAAGTACTTCATCTAGCTCGTATACGAATGCAGAACTGATAAGTAGGTCATCAACTGTGATGGTCTTCTCAGCTACTGGAGGTGCATTGTCACTGTTACCTAATATGGACTGACCTGGAGTGTGGAATTCACTATTGGTACGACCTGTATAGATGAACTGTAAAGATTTCCCGTTCTTTAGGGTTCTCTTTGTGACTAGATCTCTTGCAATTGTATTGCGTTGGAATCCTTTGAACATCTCTCCACTAAACAATTTAAGGAAGAGTGCTCTACGTTCTGTTGTTGTAAAGGTAGAACCTGCCCTTGTCGCATTATCTGCACCCGGCGCAGTTAGCGAGGTGAGTAGCGACGAATTTTGATGTGCCATTAATATGGATAAATTTTATATTGACTTTCTTACGTACGTAATTTTGTTGATCATTGTTGTGGTCTATCCCACCGTCTAGACGGCTTAAAGGTATCCTACCTTAGCAGGGCTAAAAGCCAATTAGTCAGAGATCCGACACTGAGGTGTCTCTGACCTATGGTAGTTTAAGTGCATACTTTCTACCATAATAAAAAAGGCTAGTAATCCGAAGACCACTAGCCATAGTTCGTTGAATTTCTTCACAAAGAAGTAAGAGCTGTTTCTAGATCGATCTCTTCATCGAAGTTCTCTTTCTTTTCTTCATGCTCTTCTGGTTTGTTATGATGAGATTCAGGTTCAGGAGACAGCGATGTAACATATGCTGTCATACCTGATGTTTGGTGTGCCATTAGCAATAAGTTTTCTTGGTGTAAGATACGCCACGATA